TGCCCGGAGCCACATTGCCAGGTGTTCTCGTGCCTCTTCTAAAGTCCATGTCATCCGCTGTCACCTCCTTTTATAATTTAACTCCACCGCCTACCTTACGCCGGCGATACTTTGCCGGGGCTCGGGCGGTCTTGGTACTGCTATTGTTACCGATGTACGGTGTAAAATCTTCACGGCCGGCACGTTCGGCCAATGCTTCAAAATTTGGATTTAATATATTAATCGCCGCATGGTTGTAGTTCCGCACGTCGAGGGGCTCATTACGTTTTACCCCCGGCCGGAGCACCCATTTCTGGACGTAACGACCGCGGACAAGTTCCTCTGTCTTTATTTCGGCGAGTAGTCCTTCGAAGTACTTTTTACCGTACCCTTTAGACGGATCCAACGGGAAATGACAATACCGAGGCTCTCCCGGTAACTGTCTTAGGTCACTCATAATTAAGTCCTTGCCGGTGTCAACGCCGATTTTAAATAATTTAGCATTGTCATGCTTTTTTAGTTTAGTTGGCAGTCCGTCGATTATATCCTTATTCGCACCGCCCACGCCCTTAATAGCGTATACTCGATGATAGCGACGTTTTGAACAGTACCGATACACGGCTTGCGTCTTATTACCGCCAGAATCGATGCATGACGCCGATACGCCACGCTTGCGGCCGTCGGCAAACGACCACCGCCCCCGAATGATAATATCGTCTAACGCATTCCACACAGCATCCTGTGCCGGGTCTCCGTATAATCGGTAGTATTGCACTCCGTACTGTTCGCCGTTGAGCCCCCAGCCCATGACCTCGCACTCGAGCCGGTCGTCCTGCGTATCGACTCCGGCCGTAAGTATAAGCACGCCGTCCGGTAAGTCGGCGCCGTACTCTTCTCGACGATCCATGAGCTCGTCTGTCGGTGGCGTTTCCACAGCGTCCTCGTACGGGATGCCCATTTCCGTATTAAAAAACGTCTTAAGCCCGACCGCCCCGAGCGCCTGCGCTGCTTCGTAGGTCTGATATAATTCGGCCCACGAGGTCCACGGACTCGCAAACGCGTTGATGTGGAAACTCCGGCAGTGCTTAGTCTCGAGATTTTCCGGCGCGTTGGCTATCCACCGGCCCTCTGAGTATAGGCGTTTCCACGCCCACTCGTCGGAAAGTGCGCCGCAGTGCTCGCAGCACATATAATATTTATTGGCTTCGGTGTCTGCCTCGAATTTATCCCATGATGGATAGACATACTCCCCGCAGGCCGGGCATTTTAAATGCCACACCTCCTGCGTGCCATCGTTGTATAACTTTTCTATCCGGCTCGTGCCTTTACCTAATGGTGTCGATGCGTATATATGCTTACGATTGTAAAACGTCTTAGTACGTTTTTCGGCGAGCGACACCGGGTCGCCCTCGGCGCCGGCGGATGCCGGGAAACGGTCTATTTCGTCCGCTAATAGTACGCGAATAGGTCGAGATGCAAGCCCTGCCGGACTATTAGCCCCGACAAAGGTCAAATAACCGCCGGGAAACGTCTTATTTAATAGCGTATTTCCGCTATCTCTGGCCTTTGTATCGGCCATTTTCTCAGATAACACTTTTGTATCCCGAATAAACGGCGCGATACGTGTCTTACTAAATTCTTTGGCCAGGTCCAACGTCGGCACCATAAACATAATCGGAGACGGGTAAAAGTCGATAAAATAGCCCAGAATGTTTTTAATAAGCTGAGTTTTGCCAATTTGAGAGCCCGTCATGTACACGACGTCGGACACATCCGGGTTACTCACCGCGTCGAGCATCTCTTTTTGATATGGCGCCCGGTCTGTAGAGTATTTCCCGGGCTCCGCGCTATCCTCCGTCGATAGTACGACGTGCTTATTAGCCCACTCCGAGGCCGTCAATTTAGGCGGCGGCCGTAAGAGCTGGAATAAGTCACTAAATAACTGTTGAGTGTTATTCATTGTCGCCCTCCTCCACGTCCTCCGCTACGACGATAATGTCGCTATCGTCGTAAAACATAGTCGGCTCGTAGTCGGCTAGCTCGTTGAGTGCCCCGTCCACGCCCTCGGTTATGATGTCCTGTATTACGGGTAATTGAGTTTGTGATAACAATTTAGGGGCGAGGGTTGTCGGTAATGCTTGCAGTTTGGCCTTGAAATTTAATAACATGCCGGCCATTACAGCCTTGACGGTCTCGGAGCGATGCAGTCCGCCCTCCATAATTTGTAGCTTGCGTTCTTCTATTCTGCGCTTGACGTTTGTTAGTTTGATTTTTTCGTCCTCTAGCGGATTCTTACCGCCTACGCTTTTATTTTCTTGTGTTTTAAAAGCGATATAGGCCTGTGTGCACTTGCGTACATCATATCGGGCTTTACTCTCAACCTCCAGGACTCCGTCCTCCCGTAACTGCTGCACCCGTCGCTCGCTAATGCCGAGTATCTTACCCAGTATTTTAGCTGTAACGACCCAAGGGTACGCGTTTACGTCCATGCCCTCACCTCCTTTCATGTATTAAAAAAGCGAGGGTGTTACCCCTCGCCGGTTTAATCTGGGAACATGTGGCGTAAGTGCCACTTTTTCCGCTGCTTAAGTTTGTCGATAGCTTGCGCTTCTTGTTCAATTAATACGCCCGCCTTGCGGAGCATTTCGCCGATAGTATCGCGCGTCGCCTTATCTGTATGTATTTCGATTTCAAAATATTTTAAAATCATTTCAAACTGTAAATTAATTCCGGTTGAGTACCGGTGTAAAAATTTATCGATTTCCCGATCCATGATACCGGCTAAATAGTACGGGTTCATATCGTCCTTAAATACGATACACACAAACCGTCTATCTACTTCACGGGGCGCCATAAGCACCACACACACTGCACGATTTACACCGCTGAGCGGTATAATATACGTTCCTGCTGGGTAGGTTTTACCTTTTTGTGCCCGTTCCACGGTAGCCGCTTCGCTAACGAGTATCTTTTTTCGCGCTGTCAATCTCATATGCTTTCTAGTTCCTTTTGTAAGGCCTTAACTGCGTCAAGGTCTGCCTGCATCTCCGGCACAGTGGCCACCAAATCAGTAATAAACTTCCCGATTTCTATCTCGGTCTGCTTTATTTCCTTATTCAGTTCCACCAATTCATGCAATTCTTGCACAATGTCAATCGGTGGCGGCGGCTCATAAGTATCAACATACCGAGGTATATTTAAATTAAAGTCGTTCCGTTCGATTTCTTCAAAGTTTGCAATGTATGAATATTTATCTGCTACCTGCCGTAGTGTGACCGTTTTAATGAGCTTATTAATCTGCTCATCGGTCATGATATTAACCTTGCCCTGCTTTTCAAAGTCCCGACTAGCATCGACAAATAGTACTGTGTCGTCAGTCTTTTTCCGGTTAAATACTAAAATTGCTACCGGTATTCCGGTATTTAGAAACATGTTCTCGGGCAAGCCGATAACGGCATCCAGTAAATTACGCTCAATAAGCAATTTCCGGACCTTACCCTCCTTAGCGCCACAAAATAGCACACCGTGCGGTATAATCGCCGTCACCGTGTCGCCGATGTCCAGGCCGCGGAGCATAAATGCGTAGTCCGCAGTCGTCGGCATAGGCTCGTACCCGTCGTACGCCCTATGATAACAGGGCTTCCACTTCACGGAGTAAGGCGGGTTCATGATGACATGATCCACGGCCGGGGTCTGAAAGTCCTTAATTTCGTCATTCGCGATACTGATACGGCTGTACGTTTCGCTTTTTTCGAGCTTGTACAAGGCCTTAATTTCACCGGTTAAGCTGTCACCGTTAACGACGTAGCCCTCAGCATTCCTAAGGGTTAGATTAGCCAATAAGAAAGGAATAGTACGCTCTGAAAATTCCTCGGCGTATACTGTGTAATCGCCTCTATCCTTCATATTCGCCAATGTCAGCGCCCCTGTGCCGGCGAAAATGTCCGCAAACCTCTCGCCCTCCCCGACAATACCTCGCACAATTCGAGTGATGCCGTCCGGCGTGAAGTCCTGTTTTAATTTATTTCTGTCGCCGTGCTCATCCAAATATTTTAGCAGAGCTTCCCGGCCATCTCCGAGCAGTGCATCAGTTAAGAGTTGCGGGATTTTGTACCCCTCTTTTTCATTGAAATAATCATTCAAAATCAAGGCGCCCGCCTCCTCTCTGTATTCTCATTTCTGAACAAGAAATTGATTTTGAAATTTCTTGTCACTAGCTTTTTATCGGGCGTCGGGGACCCACGGGCTTTTTATATTGCCGTGGGAGTACCTAAGTGCCCCCTCTGTTCTTTTACACTAGACAAGACGCCTCTCGCTCTTGCGCCACTTACCGGACTGCTTGTATACAATCGAATGTGTGGAGCGCATAGAGCTTCGGGCATTAGTAGCAGTAGTACAACAGCCTCGCTTGCTCAGGTTAAGCACATTAGCGCAACACTTGCCGCGTCGATTATTAAGGCAATCAAGGCGGCTACAGTATATTGTTGTCATGTGATAACCTTTCTTTTTAAAACAAAAGAGGCGCCCACTAGAGTCCGGGCGTCTCTTTTGTGATTAGGTAATTTTTTTTACTAAGGGAAAAGTAAATTATGAATGTACCTTGTGTCAATCGCTTATCGTCAATATTTGACACTATCATTATAAATCTTTATTTATGACATGTCACTGACAGCTTACTGACAACTTTTAGCCCATTTTGTCAAGTCCTTAACTTTGCACGGTTGCCAGTGCAGCCGCCCCCCATAGTAATATGGATAAATCCTCTACGCCCTTCTCGGCATATCGCCACGCCGTGCGTTCCTCTACGCCTACTAAATCGGCTATATCGGCCATCCTTTCCCGGTTGATATAGTATCTCCATATCACATCGAAATAGGGCTCGTTGTTATACTCGCACTGCCGTTGATACGCATTAAGCATGGCATCAATATGCGACAACATAACCTCTGTACGCTCTTTAGTTTGGGCGATAGCCACGACTTTTATAAACCCCTTGGCGTCGAATACCTCAGCGAGTACCGCCTGTAATTGTGATGGCATACTCTCCGTCGTGGAACTTACCGCCTCGTCGATGTGCGTCTGTAGCTCTTTATAGCCCCTCAATAGTTTTTTTGTATTATCGATATACCGCTTACGGATATATCGCGCCTGCTCTTTGCATTTTTTGTCGTATACCTCTATGGCGGTCTTAGAGGCTAGCTTAATAATCTCCGCCGTTGTGTATGGTCGTTCTTTTTCGCTCATTGGCAATACTCCTCAAATTGTAACCGATTGTTTTTATTTTGAAATTTGATAGGCATCTCCGCGCCTTTGGCATATCCGTACTCAATCATACAGCCTCGGGACTCGTGCCAATTATGTGCCAGCCACAACTCATCACACCGGCTTAATAATTCGAGGCATTTATCCATACCCGGCATATAGTCCATAACTCGGTACGCCTCTTCCCAGAGTGGCACGGGTGATATAAATACATAATCGTCTGGATAGTCGATAGTCAGCTCATTAATTAAGTCGTGGATTTTCTCCAAATTATCCGGATCGCCTCCGTACGGGTGTGCTACATATATTACAGTCATCGGTAAAATACTCCTCTCCGGCGCTTACAGTTATTATCGGTAATAACCCGAGCTCGCCCTTTCTCACTACATTTGATACTACAATACACCTGATGATGGCTCCCCGCTTTAAATACACGGTGGCACTCTTTACATTTTTTAAAAATTGGCGTTTTACTTTTTGTTTCTTTAGGTTTTGGATTAGCCGCTCCGGTAATTTCTACTTGGTTCGCTTTCTTTCTTCTTTTAGCCTCTCTAGTCAGTCGCATGCTGCCCGCATAACTACACTCAGCGCTACAGTATTTCCGACCGTGAGAAGGCTTAAATTCCTTGCCACACTCTTTACAAATTCTAACGGCTGGGGAGGTCTGCTGCGATTTCGCAGCAGATTGGCACTTTTTGCTGCAATATTGGCGGCGCCCGTCCGTCGTTTTAAATTCGGCGCCGCACACTGTACATGTTTTAGAATGCATCGGCCGTTTAGCAATACGCGCAGCCTCCCGACAGGCGTTACTACAATACGCGATATAATGCCGGCTCCGGTGGAATTTTTGGCCGCATTGCTTACACGTTACAAGAGCTCCTAATTCAGGAGGTACTTCATCTCGTTGTTTCGCCTTCCATTTAGCATTATTGCGGCGCTTGCCTATCATCATACACAAATCACTACAATACGAGATACTGCCGTGCTCCGCGTCAAATTCCCTCTTACAAGTTTTACAAACTCGCCGCCCGGTTCGCTTTCTCGTTTCTTTTTTGGCTCGTTTTCTG